ATGGCTTTAACTGAGGCATGGCTTAAAGCCAATAATGGTAAGGCACGAGATAAAGTCGAAGAAGTTGCAGATCGAGACTCTATGAGTGTCAGAGTTTCTGCAAAAGGCAAGATAGTATTTCAATTGCGCTATAGATTCGCAGGTAAGGCCGAAAGGTTAGATCTGGGGACCTACCCTCACCTATCTCTAAAAGATGCTCGATTCAAATCTAGTGAAATGCGCGCACTACTTGATAAAGGTCAAAATCCAAAAATTGAAATACGTGTACAACAGCAAAAATATATTGATGCAACAACGCTAAAAGAAGTGTTTACAGATTGGTATGAAAGTTATTGCTTAAAAAAGAAAACATCAGCTGCAGATATAAAGACTTCATTCGAGTTACATGTATTTCCTGAAATCGGTGATTTACCTATTGATCGGATTACCTTACAACAATGGCTTGCGATTTTAGAGGAATTAGCTGAAGAAAAACCCTCAATTGCGGAAAGAGTGCTTACCAATGCCAAACAAGTTTTAAAATGGGCTAAGAAGCGTGAATTGCTTGAAGTGAATGCACTATCAGATATTTATGCAAAAGAAGATTTAGGAATAGAAAAAAATAGAGTCAATCGGATTCTAAGCGATGAAGAAATAACTATGGTTCTAAAGGCCATAGAAGAGTCGAAGATCCTACCTAAAAATAAAATATTCCTTAAGCTTTGCTTGATGTTCGGTTGCCGTAATGGTGAATTAAGAAAGGCAAAGAAATGTGATTTTGATTTAAAACGTAAAGTTTGGATCGTACCAGTAGCAAATAATAAAGTAGGTAAAAAAACAGGGCGTGAAATAATCCGACCGATTCTCCCCGAAATGGAAGATTTAATCAAAGAGGCAATGGAACACAATAACAGTGAATACTTTTTGACTAATGATAATGCTGATACGCCTATGGGAAATGGCGCATCAATCGCCCTACCCGCGAATGTAATGGAAAGATTACGCAGGCATCATGATTACCATATGAAGCATTGGACACTTCATGATCTCAGAAGAACCGCGCGAACAAATTTTAGTGCTTTTACTTCACGTGATGTGGCTGAATTGATGATCGGTCATGTAATGCCTGGTGAACAAGGCACATATGATTATTATGAATACATACCTCAACAGACTGAAGCCTATAAAAAATGGCTTAACAAATTAAGCCATCTTTTATCATTTTAAGTTTATTTTGTAGCTTAATTTGGTTCTGTGTGAACCCATATTATTGGTAGTTCTTCACTATTATGGTTATATGGAATTACCTTATTTAAATCCAAAGGAATTCCCGAATAAGATAATTGTTTTAGTTTTTTGTTTTCTGTTGTCTTACCATGGAATGATTTAATTAGAAGAGAACTTAAATCTGTAATGCTATGAAATTCTCCAGCTTCATCTTCTTTATAACCTGTGGGATAGTATGAAAGTATAATATCAGTTAAATTTTTTTTATTATTATCAAAAATATATTCAACTCTTTCATCATTCCAATCCCCATGCCAAATCAATTTATAAGCGATATTCTTATTAAGATCATTACTGATTTCAATATTCATGCATTTAATAACCACATCATTGACTGTTACATCAAATTCTGAATAGTCCTTATGATCATTTGACATTATCCCTGTAACTTTTAAATGTAATTCCAAGGGAGCAGTTGTAGCTAGTTTTATATCACCCAAGTCCCCAAATCTATTATTCACGAGTGCCTTTGATATAGATATTGTATATCCATCATCATTTTTTTCAAAATCATCTGTATGTACCAACAGAAATCTCTCTAATTTTCTATAGTATATAGCAATATATAATTCCGTCATTGTTAAATTAGAATATCTTTTCAAACTATTAAAATAGTTATCTTTAAACGTATAATCATTCCTTGGATCATCATTATAATTCTTAACCTCAACTAAAATTTGCTTATCGTTATTCATAATAATTCTAAAGTCAGGAATTTTTACTTCTTCTGAGATATATGTATATGCATCACCTGCATCCTCTTGTTTTATGAGTTTAACCTTGTTTAGTCCTCTTACAATATACGAAAATAGACCCTCGTTTCTTTTCCCATATAACATTGCATCATTTTTTGCAGAATCACCAATTTTTTCTTTGATAGTTTCACAAACTTTATTAACGACATCATCATCACTTATATTATATCCTAACTCCTCAACTAAAATTGAAAATAGTTCAAAGGTTTCAAATTTCTGAGGATTTCGTTTAACTTTTTTCATTGTGTTGTAATTCACTGAAAATAAAATAAAAGTATAACCGAGGTATATTGTGTGCGCCAACTATGTGCCAATTTCAAAAGACAGAGTTCAGCTTTAAGATCTGCTTGAGCAAACCTTTGACTATAAGACAGATATCTAACCGAATTATGCTGGGCCTATCCACTTTTCAAACAAAGGTAATATTGAATGGCGTTTAGCCCGAATCGGATTGGTGACGCCTTGGGTGGAAGATTTAAAGAAAATTAAAACGACTCATTTTGACGGGCCACTGATTATCCACAGTTTTTAAATTTGAATTTAAATTACTAGAAAACTATCATTAATTTGATTTTGTAACGATTTCAAAAAAATGAAAGAAAGGATTATCGCGCTCATCGACATTAATAACTGTTATGTGTCTTGTGAGCGCCTGTTTCAGCCTAAATTGAATGGAAAACCTGTAATAGTCTTATCCAACAATGACGGCTGTGCTGTTGCTAGAAGTCAGGAAGCCAAAGACCTTGGCATAAAAATGGGTGTTCCCCTATTTCAGATCAAGGACATTGTTAAAAAACATAATGTCGTGGTTTTATCCAGTAATTATGCAGTCTATGAGGAAATGTCACATAGATTCACAGCAACAATAAAATCATTTGTCAGTGAAAAAGATGTTGAAGTTTATTCTATTGATGAAACGTTTGTTGAGCTTACAAGCTATGCAAATCAAGATTTAAATGTACTTGTAGGAAAAATCAAAGATGCCCTGCTTAAGTGGCTAGGCTTACCCGTCTGTATAGGTATAGGCAGATCAAAGACTGAAGCAAAGATGGCAAATCATATTGCAAAGAAAAATAAGCATTTTCAAGGAATCTGCAATTTAGTTGAAATGGACCCATGTTCTAAAGAATCGCTATTTCAAAATATAGATGTTGGGGAAATATGGGGAGTCGGTCGGAAACATTGTAAAAAGCTTCACTCACTCAATATTAAAACAGTATTTGATTTAGCTATCGCAGATCCAGCATTTATTCAAAGTCAGTTTTCAGTCGTTATCAAGCGTACAGTCTTAGAGTTGCAAGGCACTGCATGTATCGAATTAGAAGAAGTTGCACCCGACAAGAAACAGATAGTTTCATCGAGATCATTTGGGCAACGTGTCTCAGATAAAGACGCCCTTTCTGAAGCAATGAGTTGTTATATTCAAGCTGCAGTTAAAAAATTAAGACGACAAAATGGATTGACTGGGTGTGTGATTGCTTTTGCTCACTCAAACCCATTTGATACTAAAAAACCATTCTACAAAGCAAGTGTGAGCGTTTCATTTCCTGAGCCGACGGATTCAGCAGCACAGATCATTAAGAGTGTTTTGAAACAAATGGATAAGGTTTACAAAGATGGAGTGGATTTTAAAAAGTGCGGTGTGATTCTGACTTGCATTGAATCGAAGTCTAGATATGTGCCTGATCTACTTGCAGACTATGAAGCCATCCAAAGGAATGATGATCTACAACGTGCACTCGAACAAGTAAATGAGAAGTTTAACAAGAAACTAGCTATTGGTCCATGTCTGTTAAAGGATAGAAAATGGAGTATGAATCGAGGAAAATTGACCCAAAATTATTTTAGTTGGGGTGGACTACTAGTTGTAAATAAATAATTATCTAAACTCATTATTATACTTTCTTTCTACAATAAATATGCTTATCTTTACGTGCTAAGATTTCCTTATTTAAATCAGAAACATATTTAATATCAACTTCAAAAAAATTAATTAAAGAATAACTAACGCTTACTGAATCAAAATTATGTTCAGTATTATAAAAATTAAACAATTCGCTCGTGTTTTCATCATTATTTTCACAAATTTCTATTGCAACTCTTGGAGAAACAGGCAATTTAATAAAAAATCCACCATTTTCAAATTTTTGATTAAAACAAGGATCATCTGAGGTTATAAAATCTATTACAGATTTATTATAAATAATATTAATTTTATCAACTCTTTTGATGCGTGTTTGGTTAATTAGTTCAGCGATACAAAAAAGAAAATAAATTTTAAATGTATGAAATTCATCCTTATCAAACTTAAAATCTTCAAAAATTTTTTTTATACTACAATCATCATTGCCTAGACCAATATTAATAATTTTTTTAGGTGTCTTATATAGCTGAAAAATTATAAAAAAAATTAATGTGCAGTATTCTTTGAAAGTAAAATTAGTTTTATCACTTGAATTAACTACCTTTTTTAAAACACTACTATATTGAGCCTCTTCATCACTAAACTTATCTTCAATTGTATTATGTTTATAGATTTCTTTTAATTTGTTTAACTTTTTATATTCTTCATCTACATTTATATTTAAATTTTTCAATTTCAATATTCTTTTTTCAAGATTACGTATAGAAAATTGAAAATCAAGAATTGGCTCAATAGTCAATCTATATATATCAAAATCACCAAAACCACTAGAAATACATAATTTTTTAAATAAATCAATTTGAACTTCATTAAACATTACTATTTTATAAAAATTTTTCTTGAATGCAATATTTTTAACATCTGAATGAAAAACACTCCCCCGACCATCACTAATTCGCAATAAGCTACCATTAGCCCATCTTTCTAAATAAAATTGACTAACAAAATGGTGATTTTTTTTAATGTTTATTTTCTCAATATTCATATGCATATTGTTAATAAAAAAATAATATTAACTTATTAGTATTAGATATTCAATTATGAAATTAATTAAATATCTAATAATTGCCCTCAATCCGAGGGCCATGCTTCAATCAATTTTTCTGAATCAGCTGCGTGTCCATCAGCTGCTTTTGCCACTGTTCGATATTCAGTGATGCACTTTTCGAGTATGTCACTGTTGGTATTGGTGTACTCAATGATGGTTTCTTTGGAAGCACTGGACAAACGGCTGTTTGCAACTTTGAGTTGCTTTGACAAGCTGTCAGCGCTGGCACTAGCAGTGCGACTATCAGACTCAATTTGTTTAATTTTGGCATTATAGTTTTGCTCCGCTTTTAACTGTTGTTCAGACCATTGTTTCTCTTTTAGTGCTGAGTCCGCTTTGGCCTTTGCATTTTCAGCTTGCAAAACAATTTCAGCATGTTTGTATTTTTCTATCTGCCCTGCTTTGTGGTTCAATAAGGCAAGGCAAATTAGTAATAAAAAAGCGAGAAGTCCGATTAAGATTTCTCGCCATTTTGATAGTACTTTAAAAATCCATATCATTTGTCGATACTCCATTTTTTATATGCATTAGCCAACTTCACATCATAATTATTAATTGCATAATTTTTGCCGTTATATCCTTTAGCAAAAGTTTTCCAATCTTTGTTTTTAAGGGCATTCACAAGATTATTTATCTTTATATATCGGCACATCGCATCAAGCTGTGAGGCTTCATCTTTATACATGGCATTAATAAAGGATTGTAATGTTGGATATTCAAGGGCTTTCCAGTGATAGCCCATAACCTGCCCTAAGCCCCATGAAGCTGACTCTAAAGCAGAAGTGCGACTAAATTGTGCTGCTGCATTTAAACGACCATGCTGTGCCGAATATAATCCATAGCCGCCTGCTGTCTTATTGCATAGATCTGGGCGCTTAATCATCATTTGATCAGCTATAAAGGTATTACCACCATTATTTGCAATTAATCTTTGTCGCATCACATGACGTTCAAATAGAATTACAGGTGTACCATCCAAATTAAATCCTGAGCCTTTGCATTCGACTTCAATTACAGCTCGTAATGATGCAATTTCAATACCCAAAGCATTCGCTTGATCCTTAATTTGAAGCTCAGTAAGTTTTTTATTCATTTAAATATTGCTCCAAATGCCTCTTTAACTTCCGAGATAATTTCATTAAAAGATTTGCCTTTTAGAAGCTGTACGGACTGGTAAGTAATGCCAATACAAAGCATTCCAAAAATGGCAAAAATCAACATGACAAATCCCTGTGCCATGTGTGTGTAGTGGGTTAAGTCGTAATACTCAATAAATGCAGATCCACCATATAAGCTAATGGCCACACTAAAAGTGAACTTCATAATGACGCCCATGGTGATTTTGATACGCCCTTGTGTGTCGATATCCCCTGATAAAGTCAGTGCAAAAATAGCCCCAATTACCGCAGCCATAATTTTAAAAAGCCATGGTAAGCCTTTGATAGAAATTGGATCGTTCACTTTGTTCCCCTGATTTTTGGCAATAAAAAAACACCTTTCGGTGCTATTGATAACAATTGATATTTAGACTTAAAGGGTCATGGCTTGCTGCCAGAGGATATCCACTTCTTCGTCTTTAAGCTCAAGCAAATTACACATTGCAATAACTGATTCTGATTGACGTTGAAATTCATCTGACTCTGTATATTCGATCTGAAAACGTTTACGCAGTGACAGATCTGGAATGTTTTCGATTGTCGATTCAACTTTTTCGAGTAGATTGTTTTCAAGTAGAGCAAGTTTAAATTGACGACGAGTAAGCGGTCTGAGTGTGTTTAAATAATCAGCTCGTTTCTCGGTCGATGTTCGTTTATCTACCCATTGCCCACGGCTCCAAATGTGAAAATGAGTAGGTCTTGGTTCTGAATATGTGAGATCTGCAAAAACATGACAACCTTCATTTAACTTTTGTAGCAATCCTGTATGTTGTTCTTCAGTTATTTCGACTAAATCGCTTGGCAATTCAGAATAATCAATGTTTAGATCATAGAATGATTGTGTTTTTTGACTAAAATTTAACATATTAATAACCTATTGCTCGCCACATTGTTCCACCAAGTGATCCTTTTGAGTCTCCAGAAAACCCCTGCTGACTAAAAACAAATGATGAATTGTAAATACTTCCTTCAACTACAAGTGCACCACCATCAGCATCATTGAATGATGTTGTTCTGTATTTACTCATTCGTGATATCTGAATATTTAGACATTTATTTGAAAATGAAATCGGAAAGTAAACCGTTTTGATTACTTCTTCTGAGGAACCCTCTACGAAGCCCCACTGTTCAATTAAACCATCTGGGTGAATTCTGTATCCATTTTCTTGATAATTTTTACCACTGTTCAGTGTTGTATTAATTGTGATATTGCCAGAACCATCAAAATTTGCACTTCCTGATACTGCGCCTGAGAGCGCAATATTTCGGGCATTGGCAAGTTTTGTTGCAGTAGCTGCATTACCAGTAGTGTTTTGGTTACCTGCAGTATTTACGCCAGGCAAATTGATATTTGCTGTACCATCAAAAGCTATACCGCCGATTGTTCGACCTGTAGCTAGTTTTGTAGCAGTTGCAGCATTGCCAGTAGTGTTTTGGTTACCTGCAGTATTTACGCCAGGCAAATTGATATTTGCTGTACCATCAAAAGCTATACCGCCGATTGTTCGACCTGTAGCTAGTTTAGATGCTGATGAAGCATTTCCTGAAATTCCACCATCAACAGTCAATTGTCCTTTAACGTAAGCCCCATTTGTCGGAACTTTTGCATCATCTGAATATGAGTTCGAAACAAGTAGATTTCCAACTCTAATACCACGTGCTGAGCCTGCACTGTCCCCACCTAAAAAAGAAATTGGCTCTAATGATCTAGTTGCTACTTTATCAAAAGAAATATAGCCTGAAATTTCTAAATTTCCAGTGATTGTTCCACCAGCAACAGGTAGTTTAGATGAATCATTTTGATAAAGATAATTCCATCCTCTCCATGACACACCATTATCGAATGTTTGTCGGGTTATCATGACAACACTATTAATAATGGTGTGAGGATAAAAAATCTGAACAGTTACTCCTCCATTTGTAAAAACACTTAATATTCCATAGCTATAGTTTCCGTCAATCGAAAAACCATTAACTTGATAAAAACCAGAATCTCTTGCAGCATTAAGTGAGCTCTCATTATTGATACCGCCCAAATAAGCTATTTTCGCTGTGCCAGTTGTATTTTGATTACCAGTTGTATTTACTCCTGGTAAATTTATATTTGCAGTACCATCAAATAGGACTCCTCCGATAGTCCGTGCAGTTTTCAATTTCAGTGCCGTAGCACTTGATCCCGTATCTGCAAGGTTAACAGCCTGAACAAATGCTGTTGTAGCTACCGATGTATTGTTTGTTGCTGTAGGTTGGGTTATGAATGTAGGTGATAGATTTATATTTCCTGAGCCATCAAATGATGCACTAGCTGACATACCGTTGGCTGTTGAAGAAATTGTTCGGGAAGTAGCAAGCTTTGTAGTAGTTGCAGCATTGCCACTTAATGAGCCAATAAATGTTGGTGCTTTTACATTACCTGGTAGAGTAAAATTACCATTATGATCAACCGTTAATGCACTGTTATTACTATATTTTATACAGAAGTTACTGTTTGCAGTATCATCAAATATTCCTATACTCCAAACACCCGAGTGACTTGGTGGAAGAATGCTTATTCGGTCATTAAATACCCCATCTTTCGCACCATTTCTTAGTCCTATATATAGTGTATTATCGGTATTAATTGAGCCTTTTATATACGCCCCATTTAGAGGGACTTTAGCATCATCTGAATATGAATTCGAAACAAGTAGGTTTGCAACTCGAACCCCTCTCGCGCTTCCACCTGTTAAAAAAGAAACTGGTTCAGCCGATGTACTCACAACTTTATCAAAAGAAATATTGGCCGATAAATCAGATGTACCATCGAAATCTTGACCATATATTTTTCTTTTATTTTGTAGTTTTGTTGCGCTTACAGCATTTGCTGTTTTATCAAGCTTTTCATCTATAATCTGATTAATTGCTAAGGCTAAGGTATTAAACAAGAAATTAAACCATTGTCGTGCTGGTTTAAGGTTTACAGGAAAACCATCTTCAAGTGTTAAACCATCTGTATTTTTTTGCCCATTTTTGGCAAATTCAGGAAGCTTTTTAACTGCCATTTTTACATGCTCTCAATAATAAGTGATACACCCGCAGGCAATGGGAAAAAGAGTTGAACGAGAATTTTGTCCGAGTAAGACTCTCGAGTTAAAAACTTGAAAGTTACTGACATATCTTTGTTGTCAATCACTTTGAATTTTTCGTGATTAAGAACTAATTTAAAAATTTCTTTGGTCTGGTTTATATTTCCAGTACTCGTATTTTTTAGAATTTTGGCCTTAATCAAATTTCTTAAAAATTGCCCTTTGGGGATCAATCCACCAGTACCTGATTGACCAGACTCACGGAAGAATCCCCCCACATCGGGGTTATCTGTTTCGCCAAATGTCAGTGCATTTTCTTGATCGATAAAACCAAAATATTCAAGCTGTGCTGCACCGGGGATAATTAAGGGTGTTCCCGTCCAACGGGCTAAAGTTTCTAGATAAGGATCTGTTGCGGTATCAACATCATAGTGGCTGTGTAAATTATTCAAAAAATTAAAGCAGTCAACTAACGGGGAATTGACTGCTTCAATCATTGCAATATATTTAGGTTTTAAACGATGTTGACTAGTAATCAATTTTTTATAATCACCAATCTTTTTTTCATCCACTGGTCACCTCGATTTTGATCGATGAAGGATCACAAAAAGCAACGCAGCCAAACGGTAAAATATAATCTGTAGAATATTCGACATTGTTGGCCACAATAATTATTGAGGAAACTTCATAAGTCTGGCTCTGCTCAGATCCATATAGATTGGCTGCACCAATAAGCTTGTTTTGCGTAATCTTATCGCCTATGTCTAATGCGTTTACATATTCAGCAAGTAGCTTTTTAATTGATTCTTCAGTATCAGCACTGTATGAATCATTCGTTGTGATTTGGATCTTAAAACTGATGTTTATAACATCTGGTCTATACAGCTCTATTGTTTCTGCATCACCATAAACATTGACGACAATCACATTGGTATTTCCATATAAATCACATCCCATGGATTTATATTTGTGGATCAGTTTTCCGATTGCTTGTGAGTCACCACCATAAGCAATGACACAAATCGATTTAGGCGGTAATCCATTGGCATCAGCTACTGTTTTTTTATTTTCAAAAAATTTACAGCGCGTGACATTAGGCAAATCTAGGATTGCCCCTCGTAAACCATCAGGTAAGGATCGAGATGGTATTGCGACAGATAAAGCCTGTCTTTGACGTAACTTGGCATTGGTTTCTGCATCTTGGCCAATCGACGATGAGTTCTGATTATTTACGCTTTGCCAGCCTCGAGTTGGATTCAAAATAATTTTAATGGCATTCGCTGTAGCTAGAACTGCACCCGCATTTTCTGCTGTAGCAGAAACGACAATAGATCCTGATTGCGGGATCGTAATATTTAATGGCAAGATCCATTTGTTGTTATTGGTGTCCGCTACTACACCCGCACGTATTAGCGTTCCTGAAGTACCGGTGATTGTCACATCAACGGTCGAGTACGTTGCTAATGCGCGAGAAATGCCATTAATTTTGACATTACGTGTTAAAGCTTCAGTATCAGCGGTTTTTGGGCTAAATGAATTATATGTTTTTACACATGCTGCATTCACATCTGCAATGGCTAAAGATACTACTCCTAAAAACTGACCATCTAAGCTGTCATTTTCTAAGTAAACATCATTCCCATAAATGTTTTTATATTGCTGTTTGAAGTAAGCAAGTATTAGATCATACGTGGGTGCACTAATCCCATTTTCATTAATGATTGGTGCAACTGTTGTAATTGCCATTAATCATAAGCCCCTGTTACTGTAGTTTGGCCATAAATAGTATTCACAGTCATCGATACTGTTAAACTGCGAGTATCTGAATCAAGTGAACTTTGGAAAGACTCAATACTCGTTACTCCAAAGGTTTCTAGTACTCGCTGGCGTAATGTGAGTTCATATAAATTCTTAGACTGTTTTCCGAGAATTGCTTGAGACCAACCTGTGCCATCTGACGTATCAGCAAACCACTCACCAATCCATAGCTTGAGCCTTGTTTCAATTGCCTGAGCAACAGCCTCTGCACTATCAATATGAAAGTTATTTAGACCAGACCCAAAGCTGTAATCACCCTGTTCATCTTGTTTTCTATAACGCATAAAAAAAGACGCTTTCGCGCCCCTCATTTTGATGTATCTATTGTTTTGGTGGTCCTGAATTATCAGTGCCTGATTTAACCCCTGTTGTAATGTGGCTTATTAAACTCACTGTCTTGGCCACAACATCTGCAAGTGATTTGATAATGCCCGTTACAGTCAAAGTTTTTTTCATTTCCACATCACAATGAAAAATTGCCTTTGAACCGATAAAATGAATTTCTCCACCTGGTGTGATTTGAATCTTGCAACTGTTCTCATCATTACGGATCTCTAGATTATCTGTAGAAATATCATTGATTTTTTTTGTTTGGGATTGTGGCCTAAAAAAAGCGAATCCATCTGATAAATCATGTTTTCGCATATCAAAGGGATTTTGAATCCCTCCAGACTGCCACCACAAATCTATATTACGATCTGCAAAGGAAACTAAGCACTCATCACCTTTCTTAATAGGGTGTGTGATCGTAAAGCCACCAGCACACGGAAACATCACCGGCACATCTTGAATAACGGGTAATTCAACCGTTTCAATATCACCACTGGTGCTCATTACTGGGATCTTAATCAAAGGCTGAACATTTACCGTTACAGCTTCAGAGTCATAACTATCAATTTCGCAAGGCAAGGCCGTCCAGAAGTTTGCTAATTCTGCTTTAATGGCATCTTGCATAATTGTTAATTGATCGGGTGAAAGCTCATTAAAACTTAAAGCCATTGGCTATCCCCCTGCAGTGTCAGATGGCCGATAATTATCATCAACCGCCTCAATGGTAATCCCTGTTTTAGGTACGATTGCATCTATACCAATACAAACTAAATCCGTGTACCACTCAGTGCCCCGCGTATCTCCGTGATGCTCAACTGATCTAATAAGAAAAAGGCCACCTGCATTGGTGGCCATTCTAGGATCCTTTTGGGCTTGATCTACTTCTTGGCCACCATAGGAAATATCGTACCCCTCAGTTTGTAGATTGGTCATGTCGACTTGAACGCGTCCGCCCCACTTCATTTTAGGATTCAACAAGCAAGAAACCTTAAGCCCCTCACTTGTTAATTGTGGCATCCCTACCATCCCTGTAGTAGGCGTAAGCACTTGAACAGGTACTGGTGTATATCCAACCACTGGTGCAATGCTTAATGTGTCATCTGAGAAGTCTATAAGCATGTTATTTTCTTCATAGAACTGACGTAAATTCTGTTCTAACGATCCAAAAAATACACGGCCACGTGGATATTGTTGTTGGCGAAGATCCACTAAATCACCATTTTCAATTCCTTGTTTGTTTGCCTCAGCAATTAAAATTTTGCCCGTGTCATCAATCGTGGTACCTGCAGGTACGCATTGATTCACTAAGGCAGCATTTTTTAATCTGTCACCGCTTTGGGCGAGAATACATAGCCAAGTATCAGTAGGATTATCTCGTCCACGGCGATATTGAAAAACCCGACCTTTAAAAACGATTTCTAAAGGGCCAAGCATATAACCACTTTCAAAAATTAAAGTAGTTTCAATACGTTCATTGTTCATTCCAGCCAAGCGATTCATTGTAGATTCACTTAGATTGTAAATATAAAATTCCGCAGCTTTCGGTGTTGAAGTGGTCGCTTGTCCAATGTGAAATACGATTTTGAAGTCGGATAAATCCAACGCTTCAGGTTGACCATTATTAATTTGCACAGTCAATTTACACTTACGATCCCATAGTAATGTCATGACGGATCACTCCAATAAAACTGGATTTTCGAACCCAAATCATAAAACCCTTGCGACTCATCTTTATTTGAATTGGTCACAATTAGAGATCCTTTAATTAAATGTTGATGCTGTTCAAGTAAGTCTATATTTGGATTCATCGCTAAACCTGAAATAATCGGGTTTTCTGAACCGTCCATCACATCCAGATACCAGCAATCTAAGCGAAAAATGAGTTGCAATTTATAGGTGATTTTATTGAGTTGAACAGCGAACTTTTGATTTCCTATACCTAAAGGGATTTTGTATATGCCCATAATTAACTCCCAAAAATACCAGTAGCAATCTTGCTCAAAACTGATTCATTTTCTGGTGTAGCCTGTACTGTTCCACCATTAGAAACGCCTGCAGTACTTGCTGGATTAGCTTGGTTATCAAGTAAAACAATTGTTTCAGATGATTGAACTAAAAACACTTTTTTCAATGTCATTTCAATCATTAAGACATTTTCAGTTTGTAAGTCTGTTGTACATCCAAGAGATTTAATCAGCATGTTTGAATACAGACGTTTACCTGTAGATATTACCAAAAGTTGCTTTAAGTTTTGAAGCTGTTGCAATGTTTCATATACAGCAACAAGGCCAGTGGTTTCAGATAAAAGCGAATCACCTACTAATCCATTTAACTTGCCTGCACTTTCTGACCAACCAACTTTAATTATTACCTCAGGCGGCTCTTTATAAGCATGATCAGCCATAGGAGATCCAACCTCTGTCGGATGCTCAGTAATCACTAATTCATCTTTATGCTTTTCTTCGATAGTTACGTCAGCGAAAAGCCCCATGATTGTACGTCCACGGCCTGCAAGCAAAAGTGAACCAGCTATTTCAGTTAAAGGTGATGCCGCAACAGTACCTAAAGCAGTATTTAAGATTGAGTTAATTGACATATTTCACCTATAAAAAAACCAAGCTCAAAAGCTTGGTTCGTTGAAATTATTTGACTGAATGTGTTTATCGTTTTAATTTCTCATAATATTATGATCAAAAATACATTGAGTCTTTGAAATGAAAAAACTTCTCCTACTTACAATCTTATTCAGTGGCGGGGCTTGGGCAAATTGTGATGATCCTAAAACATCTTTTGAAGTTCAAAAGTGCTTGTCAGATGATTTAAAAGACCTTAATAAAGAAATGCAATCTTCATATTCAAAATTATACAAACAGACACAAGCTAAAGTAGAATTAAAAAAATCTCAAAATGCTTGGGATAGTTACAAAGATATCCAGTGTGGGGATTTCATTGCTGTAAACACTGATCACAGCCCTGCATCTACAGCATACTCATTAGCTTGCCAAGCAGATCTTATACAACAACGTATTGAATTTATTAACAATCAAATTGATTAAGCAATAACACTCTTCGCATTTCTAGCCATGACAGCCATTGAGTTTTCTTGCTGACGTTTAATGGCGTTAGCAGACTCAATAGGTTCTTTAGCTCCGTTGATAGTCATATCCGTTTTAAATTCTTGATGAATTGTCACATTTGACGTAGACATTTTTGAATTAACACTATTGATATGAGATTTCTCAGGATTTCTAACAGGTGCTGCAATGTTTTGAAATGTAATACCTGAAAATAAGTTTTTGCGATCATTAATATAATTTGTTTTGGATACTGGTTGATTTAATGAAATATTAAAAGGCTTAGGTATAAACTTTTTCAAGTCATTAGTTGTTCCATGTCCATGAACATTTTTTCCAGAACCAAAAACTAAATTATCCTCTACCGATTTTTTATAAAATTCATCAACCCAAGCCTTTCTATTTTTCTTATCTGACACATAAGGATTAGCATAATTTAGATGCCCACCAATGCTAGATTTTTGACCATTAGCCCTTTTTCCTAAATAGCTCAGTACCTCTTCTTTCACCTTCAAATTAATATCTTTTAAAGGCATATTTTGTACAGAGCCATAAGGATTGAGCTTAATAACTTTACCTGTTTTGGTTTTATATGACTCAGGTCCTGTGATTTTGGTAAACTGTCTTTTGGCATTTGCTACATCACGAACTGATTCCCCCCATTTCCCTGAAGCCACACGATTTAAGATTGTGTCCACTACTCCCTGAGTTTGTTTTGTAAATGCATCACCTTTAAGTGATGGAACAACTTCAGTAGAAGTTACTTTAATTAAGTCCTCAATATCTTGTTTTGATAGGTGCAGAGTATTATTACTAAATTCAGTTTGACTAACACTTGTAGAGTCCTTAATCACATTCTGTGCCAAGGTAGCCACACCCACTACAGCATTAATTCCTTTTTGAATATTGCCTTGTAAGCCATCAATAAAAGATGATTTATCTTTATTCAGTGGTTGTTCAATATTAGTGGGTTTAACAGTCTGAGGGATGGTAGGTTGTGAAGCTGCAGAACTATTAGGTTTTATAGTTTGCGGTTTATTTGGCTGTTGTGCATTTTCGGCAAATTTAGCTAAATCTTTAGCACTCTTAGGCGTTTCGATCTTTGGTTGTGATTGATAACCGATTTCACCACGTTCACGTTGATCTACCCGAGTTTGAGCATCTTTATCACCAAAAAAAGCCAACCCTTTATCAACTAATCCAAAACCTGCATCCATCCCATTAGCAATAGCATCACGTGGGGCAGAAACTTCCCCATTTTCATCTGGAGTGGGATTAGCCAGCTCATTGCCTACATTAGATAAAACATCTTTTGTGGTTTCGACAACTTCCTGAACAGCACTGACTGGATCTGAAATAATCTTTTGAACAAAGTTAATAACTTTATCTTTGATCTTATCGAGCAAATCTAAAAAGTCTTTGATCTTATTGATAATGGTATCAATGCCATTTGTCCATTTAGACCAATCAAATAAAGACTTGCCACCATCACGCCAAGTTTTATAGTCATCATAGAGTAAGGCTAATGCTGCAGCTAAAGCTAAAATGATCCCTATCGGGGATGCAAGAAAAGCCAAACGGAATAGTTTTAATACGCCAATAAAGCTTTTGATCATTGGAATAAATTTAAAGATCATCCCAAACGTTTTGATGAATCCACCAAAAACTAAGGCCAACATGCCAAAGCGTAAACCTACACCAAGCATCTGCTTAATTTCGGGATTTAACTGGCTAAATGCTGAAATCCCCGCTTGTATTAACTGATTAAGCAAACGCAGAATTGGAATTAAAGCCTTACCCGCTTGCATTACAATGACCTGAAAACCTGTCTTGGTTACCATAGTCAGGTCACGGTATTCAGTCATGAAATCATTGCCTGATTTGGTCAAATCATCATTCATGCCAAGCTGTTCTTGTATCTTTTGGTATTTCTCCATGTTCGATACAAATTTACCATCACGCATGGCCAATAAAGTATTTTGATCAATACCTAATGAATTGGCATAAGCATTAGCCTGATATGCTGGCATTTGAGCAAGCACACCACTTAGATCTTTCATTACATCGACACGATCACGCATCTCACCATTAGCTTGTTGTGTATTCACGCCAAGGCTGTTGATCATTCCCTCATAACCGGGTGAATTACGCATTTTTTCAGCTAATGATTCTAATGTGCCGATGGCGCTTTCAGCATTACCACCCATTTGGCTTATGGCATTACCAAATGCAGTAATGTTGGTTGCACTTGCACCTATGCGCTGTGAAGAAAAATAAAGCTTATCTAGCTCGCTTGCAGTTTGCCGCACTGCAATCACCGCGCCAGTGGCCAAAGTCAAAAGGGCAACTTTAAGCGAAGCTGATTTAAGCTCTACACGCCCCATTGCATCCTGCATTTGACCTAAACCGGTATTATCAGTTTTAAAACCTAATGCAACCATGAAGTTGCGAATTACACCTTCTTCAGCCATGAAACCACCTAATTATTTACTTTTCTTTTTCACGCTCTTCAATGATCAAATATTCATTGTCAGCAACAACATCAAGAGCATCATTCATCAATGCAATATCTGCCAAATCAACCTTGCCATTTTTTAAAGATTCAAACTTGCACATGCCTTTTATTACAGGACGTAAGAGCCAATCTTCTTTATCTGGAAGGCTTTTAAAATCTATGTGGACTGTTCCTGAATGGTCGATGCCTTCATAAGCAGTCCTTGAATAAAATTTCCCAGACTGACACGAATCACAGCAACAACAAGCGGGAGGATCTGCACCATGTCGAGATCATCAAACATAATCGATTGACCACGACACACGACCGATGAACCACGTTTCACAACAGATAAGCATTTGTGAATGATGTAATTTACATCCTCTTCAGGCATTTTGGAGAATGCATCCATTAATGGCTCTAAGGCTTGAGCTAAAGGCTCTAAATCATCAAGGTCATCATTATTACCTTCCTTGATAGAATCGATAATGGCATCAAGATCCGCTTTGGCCACCTCAGAAATGATTGGCATAAGTGTAGGAACGATCGGTGCGATTTTTCGTGATACATGAAATTGATCGAGCGCATTTAAGCGCCCGATCGTGTAATCATGCTCACCAATTGTGATGAGTTCATTCATTGATAATTAAACCTTATTCATAGGTGCCGTATTTCATATCGACTTTGATTGAATCAAAAACCCACTCAACCATTGCCCCTGTCTTTGCATTGGTATAATCAGGGACTTTCTTAAATGCACATTTGGACGCAGTGTGGTTATCACCTGAACCTGAATGATTCAAAGTGATGGTATTTTTGCCCCATTTACGTGTAACGCCTTTCTGAGCGTTATAAATGTTCATCAGCTTGGCATTTGCCGAAGATGTTTTAAGTAGGCGAACCGTGACCTGACCTGAATTATCAGCATGCAAAGAATGCATACCCTCACCATCTGCACCAATCGTCATGGTGTTTTTATCGCCAGCCATTGCAAATGTAATACCTTCCTCTGCAATACCTGCACCATACCCAAGATCGATGACACCGTCAGCGCTCGTTAAAGAGCACTGGGTATCCATAAAGCTATACGTACTCATAATGACTCCTTAGCGATTTACTGCGACTAGAACATCGGCAGAGTGTGTTGCACCTGCCAACTTTGCCGCAATTTGAAATACTGGGGCTTTACGTGCTTCACGTTCCGACTGAGCTTGATCATCTAAGCTATTGGCAAATACATAAAAGCCTTTTGGTAGATAATCACCAGTGTTTAAGGCCCCAAAGCTATCACCATTCCATTGCCCCTCACCCATCAAACCATTATTCATTCCCTGCTCGCATGCGCGCTCAAGTACACCACACTGACGATTTACGCCTGCAGCAGTTTGGGGAATTTTGGTTGTGTTGGTGTAGTACAGATTCCAAAGCGAATTTTCTAAATGATTTTTAAGCCAATCTAAGCCGTGGATTTCATCAATGAATGTTCCATCACACATTACACCCTCTTGTAGAATGGCTGTGTCATTGTCATAACCTGCAAAAACATTACAGTTTTTAGCCGTCAATGCATTCGCTTCTGAGATTTTTAAATCTTCAGGTGGAATGCCCGGCAATTGCTTAAACTTAAGAGTAATGGTGGTATTAGTACCGTTAAAATTCACGCTAAATGCACGACCAAAAACTGAAGCTGCAGCATAAGCATTGGTGCTTGAAAAAATACAGAAGGTACGGCGGTACTTCGCATTTGAAAGTTTGTAAGCAATATCGGTTTTGCTTGTTGCGCTTGTTGAATCATCTACCTGAGTCGTATAACCAAACACGCGTACAGGATCAGCCGCTTCAATCAGAGAGGCAACAGATAAAACTTGCTCATCGGTTAAGTCAGATGCCACAACCAAACCGTACCATTTTAGTGAATCTAAACATGCTGTAATTGCAGCTTGAATAGTTTCAGGTGTTTGTCCATCTTTGTGCCAATAGCCAATATATAAAGTTCGAGGCTTTGGTGATTGGCCAAAGTACGTCAATGCCGCTTTATATTCTGGATCATCAACGCCATAGTCTTGGCCAACCTCTTTGATGCTTGAATATTGGCGCATACGCTCAATATTATCGATCACACCACTAGTTGAACCTAGAATCAGTAAAGAGCCAAACGAACGAGGCCCTGCCGCTAATGCAGCAAGACTAATGCTGACATTGACGACATTAGAAACAGGTAATGTCATTTAAGACTCCTAATTTCGATGAGTTTTAATTTGAAAACTTTTGAATGTTTTGACCGCATACGTCCGTTTGGTCTTACGTCTAAAAGTAGCGACCAAGTCATAACGATGCACATATTGTTGGTTTAGGAAGTCGGGTGCGGTGATAATTTCATCACAACCAACATATTTGATTTTGTACTCGTGTAATTGAGCAATGTTTTGCGGAATGCCTAGACCATCTTTAAAGATATTTGCAAATGCCTGACCACGTTGGCCATAAAAGGATAAAAGCAGTTTTAAGGTTTCGTGGCGTATAGAATCCATATCCTCGTCATGTTGTTCAAACATAGGACCATCATCTGAGTTGAGCGCCTTTACTGCAAAACCACACCAATCCACGCCAACGGCGGGCATAGGTGGTGGATCTTCTTGCCAGCGAGGGCGCACGAACTGACCTTGTAGAGATGTAACCCCTACAATGAATGCTTGAAAAATATCTTCTAATTCACGGTCATAGGCGACTGTTCCGCTTGGTGGAATATAACCACCTGTTGCAGAGTCGCCCATTTTTACCCCAAAGGTTTTAAGTCACAGATTGCTTTATTGAATCCACGCCCATAATGCAAATTGTCAAACACCTGAACAACATAGTAAGTTTTACCTTTCCATGTAATCTCATCGGCTTGATGATCTTTACTGCCCGCTATTAATGGGGTTTTGGTGTGAATATTTATTGCGCCTTTAATCAGTGTGCCATCTTCTCGACGATCCATGTTTTGACCGCTATTGGTTGTCACCACGCCACTAAATTTAAAACTGTTTTCAGTTTTAATCGGTCGCCCATTCTCTCCAACTTCAACTTCGATCCGCTTACAAATAAGGTCCTTTGTCGTAAAGTCAGGATCTTGAAGAACGTCTGATACATCAAGATTAGGCACGTTTAATTTCCTCCTCTCCGCGCATCACAACATAAGTATGTGAATTACGGTATTGAGCTGTATCTACTAATGGCTTTTCAGACTTTCGCCCTCGAGCTTTACGGCCTTTGATTGTCAACGGCGCTAATGGGGCAAAATCACCCGCATTAATAAATCGTTTAACATTCATGGTGGCTTTCATGCCCGCAAATTCAAGATAGAAATACATGCGCTTGGTGTTACCAGTTAATGCAGCATCAACAGCCCATGTTAGCTTTTCAGCGATAACATCTTGAACCTCTTCAATACCAGGTACTAAATGCGGTCGTGGGGGTAAGTTCATAGCTGGGGAACCAGTTTCGAGTAAATAACCAATAGCTGCATTGGTCATACCGTCTCCATCTGTTCTGGCCTCACCATGTGGTACACCCACCAAAACATCAGTTTTCGATAACTCAGATACAGCATTGAGAATATCGAGTAATCCGTTTCCTGTTGAAGTTACACTCATAGTTGAATTCCACCTGCACCAGCCATCATCATGAGCTCATAGAACTGAATACCAAAGGTCGTCATATTCCAATGCCCTGCATCTGTGATTAATACACCTGATACATCCATTGATTTAGATACACTATCTACTGATTTGGACGTTTCATTGCCTATGACTTTTCCTGCATCACCGCCAATACTTGAAGCATCCATCCCACGCTTGTAAAGCGTGAGATAGTGAGCGATAAAAAGAGTCAGACCATAATCAATCAAACCATCAGGATCATTAGGATCACCCCAACGTGAAACAGGCAATAGCTTTTTTCCAAGGTTCAAGTAGAAATTGAACTGAAAGGATGGATATTCATTCACATCGGCAAACATCGGCATAGATTCACGAAAGGATGATTCAGTAATCATGATTATTTACCTTTTGCGTCCGCTGCAGTGGATTGTTGAGCCTTAGTTAATTGCACTTTTAAATCTGCAATTTCTTTATCCTTGGCTTTACTCGCCTTTTCTAATTCATCGATCATTGCGTCCGCTGCAGTGGATTGTGCTGTTAATGATTCAATTGCAGCATTTGCAGCATCAAGCGCAACCTGTAGCTCGCTTGAGAGTGCATCACTCAGTGTGATTTCCTGCGCATGTGCCTTAACAAACCAATGTTCTGCAATATCTTGCTCAACTTCTTGCAAGCCGGGTTGCAGTACTATAGTTTTTGCTTCCCCTTGGTCATCACGACCAAGGTTTACAGTGAGCTGCTTTGACAAAAGGATCTGAACTAACTTAGACATAACAACTCCTTATAGCCCATCAGCATAGTAAGCGGTTTCAGGATAAACCCACTCGATGGCACCCAAACGACCAAAATAAGTGGTCAATTGACGTAAATCACGATATTCAATCGGTGTACGTTGCAACGGTACTAGAGGGAATCGAACACGGTTTTCAGATTGTGTGTAGGTCGCCATGCGATCAGTACCACCCACTCCTCGCCCAACACACCACTTGGATGGCTGAATATCCAACTCGCGACCATTAACAGTATTAGACAAACTATTGAGCTTTAAGAATGTGAGAATTGAAATGTTGCCTGCTTCACTTACAATCCGATTAACTAAATAACTAAATTGAGTCGGTGGAATCAGTAATTTATCTGGACAAACGGCAAAACCTGAAGCAATCCAAGCATTGTTTAGAATTAAATTCACATCGTCTAAGATTTCTTGTGGAGTAGCGGTCTTCCAGTTTTTATTAACATTGGTAGCACCAACTTTTGAAGAGTTGAGCAATCCCTCAACACCTAAAATTTCATCCCCGATATAGACTTGCTCGTCAATATCCATTTGATGCTTGAGCTGTAATCCTGACAATTTTTGAGAATCTACAGGACGACCGACTGCTCGTGCTGACTCAAGCTCTGGGATGGTCCAACCAACTTGCATTGCCCATAAAGTCAATGGTTGCGCGGTTTTACCAATATCCAATGCAATACCAGCGATAGCATCGGTATTCTTACCTACCCATGATTTACCGTTCGGTGAAGCACCACCTGCAGCTGCAAAAGTAGAGTTGGTAAAGGATGAGGTTTCATCAGCAATCGACACATCAGAGCGCAAGTCAACATCACGCCCCCATGTTACGCTCACCAATGGATCGTGCATGGTTTGATCGAGACGCTCTAATTCACCCAGTAAGAAAGCACCAGTACTATCCACTGTTTGAGCATCAAAGGTGCGCATTCCCATACCATTGTCACGTGTACGTGCACGAATAGGATTGCCCATTGCTACTGCCTGCGCCATGGTAGTGGCTAAGAGTAATTTACTCATATTTTTATTTTCTCCAGACATAAAAATAGACGCTTATAGCGTCCTGTTTTACATCAACTAAGCTTTAGATATTAAATGAGATTTCTACATTGCCTTGCGCATCTGCATCGTGCATGAACATGGCGTTTTTCAATTCAATTGTATTTGTGGCATCCGCAACTGCTTCAATACCGCCAATAGGTTTAAGTTCGGTACCAGCAGCAACACGAACAAATACTGCACCTGCTTTTTTGGCATTTCCTACATTACATTTGACAGTCATATAACCACGGCGCAATACATCTTGGATAATTCCTGAATGGGGAATTGCAGCACCCATGCCGTTTAAGGCTGACTGTGTTGGGTATGAGCGAACAATTAAGCCGTAAACATCAGTATCTGCAGCAGCTAAAGGAACAATTCCATCTGCCGTTAATTTTCCAAATACACCGAACGCACCAAAACTACCAACCGCAAGATGCGCTTCAATTGTTGAATGTGATTTTCGGCTCACATCACCCGGAATGCCTGACGGCATACGATATAAAAATGCATTACTCATGCTTATTTTCCTTTATTCCAAAATTCGCGGTTACGAGCGTTAATATCTGCAGGCGATGCTGGCGCTCGACCAAAGTCACGGGTAGAAATACCTGAACGAACACCAGCTAAATTATTTTGCTGTTTCATTAACTCAGATGCACCAATGAATGCAGCATCAATCGTTGCAACTGACATTGCATCAAAATCTGAATTGCCACCAATAAATGGTGATATAGCTTTTTGACCATCCGTGGTTGTATAGGCTTGTTTTAAGGCTGATCGTTTAGCATTTAATACAGCCTTGCCATTATTCGCACTATCCATAGTGGGCAACTTAATGCCTGGTACCAATATTTCAGCGCGTGATAGTACTTGTTTTAACGAGTCACCAGTATGATTTTGAACGCCTTGTTCTGATAATTTAGCCGCTTCTTCAGCTTTTAAAATATCATCTTTAGTTTTTTCTGGATCATCATCTGAATTGTCGTCATCCTCTGTTTTCTTTTCAGGATCATCAGAGTCTTTGGTTTTTTTCTTCTCCAAAGCAACTAGACGCGCATCCATTGTTTTAAGGGTTTTAAGAATTTCGCAATTGACTTCAGCATCACCGGTTTGAGTACCAGATTCATCCTCAGGATCTTCATCCTCAGTTTTTATATCAGGCGCTTCATCTTCAACTGCTTTGGCTAATTTCTCAGCCTCGTCAGCATCCTTTGTTTTAACTAGATTGCGGATACGATCAGCAAAACTAATTTTCTTCTTAGCCATAAAGCTATCTCCAATTTTACAACGTGACCCACAGCGCCCTTTAGGAACCAAGGCGATGTGATTTCCAAAAATATTAGTTTGAAACCCTTTACCGACACTAATTTCAGTATAATCAGCATCATAACCTAATGAAATTTCAACCTTTCCAGCCATTACCGCATCAATTGTTTCTTTATCAGTAATAAGTAGATCTGCAACCAAACAATCAGAATCAATATCATCTCCACGGCGGACATTGTTCGCAGAGCCTTTAGATAAATCTTTCCAGTTCTCAGGATTCACCCAATCATTAGGATGATCATCAGTTACAGGCTTCCCCTCAAAGCTTGCGATAGTACGTGGATCAAAAAGCACATCCTCATCACGCTCAATGATAATCAAGCCTGACTTGTCCGCTGTAACTGGAACCTCACCATCGCCATACATCAGCTTACCGATACGCGCAATTGGAACATCACGGCAAAGTAAATAACCTTCAGGTGTAGTTTCCCGTGTGCGACCAATCTGACCAGTCGTGTAAAAGTTTGAGCGATCAACTGTCTTTTGGTCTTTTGTCTTTTTTGGCTTAAACATGCTTCACCATTAAATAGGCAATAAAAAACCACCATATTGGTGGTTTTTTTACAATTAATATGCTTAATTACATGTGGTTAGTTTTACTTCATCACAAATAAAACTAGCTAATTTTAATAACTTTAATTCAAAAACTTTCAATATTAAAATTGAATGGAGAGAAAAATGAGCATAAAAGATATTATTTCTTCTGCTGGCCGTAATTTGCACACAATTATTATCACAGCAAAAGAAGATGGTGGGCCGACAGAAACAAGAGAAGCCGAGCCTTATAGCTATCGAATTAAAGGAGGAACAGAAAAATTTTTCTGTTACGATATTGAACGTGGCGGAATTAGAAACTTTCACGTATCCAATATTATCTCTGTAGAAGAAACAAACAATAAGTTTACTCCTCGTTGGGATGTTGAAGTTTAACTACTTCATCGCCATTTTCAACTCGAATAGTAATTGCTTCTAAACGATCTGCGGCGACAGCCAAATTTAAACAGGCATGTCGCCATTTTTCATTATTTTCTTTTAAAGCCTCCAATTCAGCTCGCTCACGTATTTCGATTAATTCATGTCTAGTCCACATATTTTTTCCTCTTAAAACACATTAATAAAACTTTTTATTTGATCTCAATTAATAATCATTTGGTATCACTGGTTCAGGATAACATCGGCAATTAATATCACAGCCCGCATGCGCTCTTCGACCAGACTTAACATCAACAATTGGGGGCTCATTCCAGTAAATGAATTTCCCATTCAACCAAGCATGCCTTTTACGTACATCCTCATCATCCGAATCGCGCCAAATGTACCCCTCAGATCCCAAATTTTCTGCCCGAGCTTGTGTAAATATACTTTGTGCTCTGCTTACTTCCGTACGTGCAATAGTATTTGCCCGTGACTTGGTCACATGGCCAGTGGCCATAATCAGGCTAGATGTTTCACTGGCTCGGCTACCCTCAATCAAGGCACGTGTAGACAAATCACTTATTCTTTGTGCTGCATCGAGTGGCAAGGATTTAATTAAGCGGATTTGCTCATTAATTAATTGTTGGTACACCGCACCAATATCAGTATTGCGAATTTGATCTCTGACACCTCGCGATAAATCTTGTGCATAAATCAACCAAGTTTTCTCATCACGTAAAGCTACATCTGTAATAATTCTACCTGCAGCATTTTTTGCCCAAAAATCTAAAGTATTTGCATACTCGTTTAAGGCAGAAACAATAAGAGCATGTGATCTTGGATCATTTACGTTAAAGCCTTTAACGATCGTATCAATATAACCCGCAATTTTTCTAAGCTGCTGACTGTACCGAATCTCCATCTTTCTTGCCCGATTGGGTGTCAGTCGGTTGATTTGATTCTTCATCATATTCACCCTTAGGCGGTGGTGGGTCATCGTCTGCAGCTTCTATTTCTTCATCTGTGATATGAGAAAAAATTCCAGTCACTTCTGAAGATTGGCGCAATTCTTTCAAAGCGGTTTTACGGCTGATTAATCCGCTTTCTTCAACAGTAGTAACCGCTTGAGCGACCGTGTTGGCCACTTCAGCTTTAACCTTTTCATCAATCTGCCACAGAGAAGCAAAATCAAATTTAAATGAATCAGGTAAGGCTTTACCTAATTTAGACAATGACACAACAGCTAGAAGCGTTTGCAACGGCGTACGCATCCGGCCTTCTTGCTGTTGATTAATATTATCGTAATAGTTAGATAAGTCACTTTCACCTGTTGCACTAAAACCTGCGGGGGATTGACCAAACAAACGAACCAAAGGGATACCAGTTGCACCAGCAATTTGTTGTCCAAACTGCATCAACAAATTATCTAAGCCAGTAAAACTATATTGATGTGTTTCGAATGTATCTTCGGCATCCATCAAGGTCATGCCTTCATTAGATTGCCACTGCCGAATCTGTTGAATCTGCTTAACTAAAGCATCATAAAGTCGTCCACCCTTTGCGATGATCTCACGCAAGCCTTTAACCTTATATGTGCGTAAATGCGCCTTATAGACCAACTGGCCAGCACCTAAAGTTGCACTATCAAAAATTGTTAAACGATCCTCTAAGCGCTCAATAACTGATTGTCCCCATAAATTTTCAGCAATTGCTTGCCAATATGGGAGTTCTACTCCATCCATACGTATTACACGTGAATAGTGAATTTTTTGATTACACAACCCCACTGAGTCGGTGATTACATCGTAATACTTAGGCATTCCATAATAAGGGCCATACTCTGTTACAAGATCTTCTAAGCTCGGCACCACCATCCAACGATCTAATACTATTAAGCCTTTGAATTGATCTTTAGCTACAGTATTAATATTTAATGGTGTCGAGACATTTTGACCATCAATCATCATGACGGCAATTGCACCGCCATAAAGTCGAGACCACTTAATTGTTTTATTAAGTTTATCCCAGACCTGTAAGCGGTCTAATTCCTGATTAATTTCCTCTGCATCTTCTGGAGACTGCAAGCCTCGCATGTTAATGCCTTCTCGTGTCATATCATCAGCTACAACATCAACAACTTGACCGACCACCCAAGACGATCGATACATTGATTCAACTAGCAATCGATTGCGACTTAAGTAATTTGCGCTGTAGGTTGATTGATCGTGTTGACTTCCAGCACCCAAGCCAACCCGAGCCGCGAAGTTTTGAAAACTATCCGCAGTAAATTTAAGTAATCCCATATCTTTCTCGAATTAAAGCTTGCCCCAAACGCTAAGGAATGAAACTTGCGGATTAAAACAGATCATGACTCCATCAGCCCTGTTGGGTGATGCTGTGCCGTCTGGTTGCTTATTGACTAAGATCTTGCCCACGCCATTTTTTGTATAAGTCGGCTGTGATAATTCAGTGGTAAGTAATGCCAACTCTTTTGGATCTATGTCTTTACTGGATAGAGAAATGATCATATCGGGATCATATTCACGCCCCTCGAGTGCTCTAAAGGTTTCTTGAAATCTCAAACGTAAAGACCACCACGATTGGGCTTTGAGGTTGGCAAAGAAATCCTTATTTAAACGACTTTCTACCATCTGCCCATCTGGATCATGTACAGCGCCTGAACCTCTAAACGGTTGTACATCAACTTCAGGCAATCCCTTTTCACGCTGTTGCTCGTTAATGACGCGCGAATCTCCACGGCATCCAGCTCCTAAACCATCAGCATCATAGAAAAGCGTATCAATAGACCTTTCTATGCTTATGTCCATTGCTCTTTGAGTAGTTCCGAATATATCGTCGCCCTTACCACTCCATGTGTCTAGATAGTCCATCACAACACCATGACGGCACACTAAAGAGTTTTTATCCTTGCCCTCATCTGCAACATCCAACCCGCCAATACGATCGCCAGTCGGCTCAATCCCTAGTTTGAGATGTGCATCAATAGAAAGCTGAACCCATGCAGATGGAATTAATACACCTTCAACAGAAGCTGCATAGTTAATATCGACCTCTTGAGCTAATACAACATCATCCAATGTGGCCAGTTGCTTTTCATACCATGGATGGATCTCTTTGCCGTTGTAAAAGACCGTCCAATTCTTATCAGGATTTTCACGCCACGGCATTGTAAAGACTGAATATCGACCACTGAAGCGATCTTGATGAAATCTATCACCAATACCATTGGGTGTTGATCCTTTGATATGAACGTTGGTATTTTGCGATATTGCCGCATCTACCGCTTCTTGACGCTCTACAAACGCCCATTCATCAAGAAAGTACATCGTGGTACGTCCACCACGGCCAATGTTGTCACCCGCCTCACCTGTGATGGTTGCTCCATTATCAGGATTGATGATACGCATGTAATTGTCATGTACTTTTTCAACAAAGCCCTTAGGCTTCATCCAATCAGGCATTTTACTGAACATATCTCGGATTTTATGAAACAGCGTTTTAGGGTCACCCTTTTTATCAACCAACTCTTCCTTACGGCTTCCTACACCGCCAGCAAAACCCTCAACAAATAGCCAACGATGCAAGAAAAATCCTAGAACTACATAAGACATTCCCTCATCACGTGATTTTTCAATCAAGCCGTGTGTTTGGGTGTTTTCACGTTCAAGCAACCAATCTACAAGTTCAACCTGTTTTGGACGTAATACAAAAGGAAGATTTGCAGGCAAGCCGTATGACATACCACGAGGATCATAAGTCCAGATCCAATGGTTAAACCAATGCACTGGATCTGTTCGGCATTTGTAAAGTTCTGCCTGTTTGCTTAATTCGTTTTGCTCTGTCACCGCTTTATAATAATAACGGCGGCTCATTTCCCCTATCACATCAGGCAAACGTGTATTGATTGTCCATGTCTTGATTAAGGGTGCAATTTCATCCAGTGCATAAGTCATAACTTACCTGTAATCGCTAAACGTGAAAGTTCTTGCGGGGTCATTTCTGCAAGTTCTTCAGGGCTTAAGATTGGTTGAGTTTTCTGTTCAGTCTCAGTTTTAATTGCCCCACCATTTGCACCTGTGACCTCTTGTCGAGTCACACGCCCATCTGTTTCTTGAAAGGCTTGTTTAAGCAGATTTTGTTTTAATCGCTTGTTTTTACCTGACTCGTTGTACATTTTTTGAAGTTCGTTAAGGCGAAATGCTTTGTTTGCAATCGCTATATCTTCAATATTTTCTCGGAAGTCCTTGCGTGTACGCTCAAACAACTCTTTTAATTTTTTGCTTAGGTTACGTCCAGCCACTTTTGTCGGGTCGTAAACTGCAACCTGTTGCCGGGTTATCTCAATATTAAAATCTTGCTTTACAGCTTCGACTACTTGTAAAGGGGTTTCAAAGCAAGCAAGAGACTGAACTATAAAGATTTTCACAGGCTCTTTTAGTGCTGCCATAAACTCACCTTCGTAAAGCTACGTATAGCAAAATAGTCAAAAAAAAGAGCCTCAAGGCTCAATTAATTAGACATGTACCGCAGCACTTGGAAATATTTAAATCTGATACAAACGGCGGGTTTTTAGCGACCTCAACCATTCGCTTGACGTTTTCGCTTGCTCCCCAGCGTTTGACCACCCCGATAAACTCTTCTACATCATGGCCAGCTAAATAATGTTTAGGTAAGCCTGTGTGATCACTGTAGAGAGTTTCCCCATCTTCGTCACGCTCTACACCAATGTGATATAGCTCATGCTCAATCAAAGCACAAAATTCACGGTCATTTGCACGTTCGCAAAAGCTTGCATCGACAGTAATTAGATAAACAGGAACAAATCCAAACCAGTCGCGCATTTGCTGCTCTTGCCGAGCTTTACGCCAACCACCTTGATTAAACATGACCTTTTCACACTGCCCTAATACCATTCTCTTTTTAGCAACGGCGGCAGATGATGCCCATGCGAATGCTAAAAAAGTTTCATCATCATGAAGTAATTCAGCTATATGGTCATGGTCGGGATTATGAAGTGCACCGCCAAGCGTTAAGAAGTTTGTGATCACCCATTCTTTTAGATCCACGGCGGGTGCCAAGCGAATCGCTTCTTCTTCCTCTGCTTGATCAATAAAATCAGTCGGTGGAAATGGTCTAATCTGTTCCATTGAAAATATGCCTCTTCAAATTCTTGAGCCACTGACTAGAAAAATTAGATTCGACCTGTAATGGTCCATATTCCTGAATTTTATATCTTGGCGCTGACTCCATTCTTACAACGGTGTAACCCATATCGACAGCAACATCGTAACGATCCATACTCCAAGCTTTATCTTTAAGCTTACCTTTGCAGCCGCCCGACCATGGCCCACCAGAAATTTAAACTAAAATTCTGAGTTCAATAAGATGAAAATCAAAACGCCAATGTTTTGTTGATTCAAATTGGAATAATTTCTCATACTTGATATTGAATACATTTAGTGATTGCTCAAAGTCTTTAAATGCCTCTAAGTATGCTTCTTTTGCCTTAGGTAAAGGTCTTGTTCTTGGTTTTAGTTTAGGTAGATTCTTTTTTGTTCGTTCATGATACTGCTTTAAATCCAATGGAATGTGACTCCCAAAAATTGACTTCAGGTTAGTGTTTAACTAACAAAAAAAGTTAACTTAAAAAATTTATTTTTTTAATTATAAATATCAACAACTTATACATATTGTGAAAAACGCAAAAAATCATTAAAATAAATATCAAACTTATGGTTATTAATTAAGTTTTTATCATTCCTTAAAGTTTCTAATGAGGTGAAGTATGTTATATTTTTTTTTAATCTTGTTCTTAGGAGTATCTATTGATGATAGAAATACATATTAAATTGACAATAAAAAAACCCCAAAAAGCAAAATCTATAGTTTGGCGACTCGATGACTTGCTTAAAGGGATTTGGTCTTTTCTACTTAGAACTAACTGGACATATGTCTTTGTTTTTACTAAGTGTATATATTGGTTACATGTATATATAAATCAATATATACCTTATCTTACAACTTAATGGCCCCTGCTTCAAGCAAACGCTTTCTAATGAAGGCGTTTTTGTTTTAAACAATATATTTAAAAATAAAAACCCCGCCAATATCTAAAATTGAGCGGGGTTCTTTGTGCCGTAATCCGTTCGGCTAAACTACATTCATCTCGGTAAATATCTTTTGTTTCCGCCACTTGTAATGCAGAAATGCCCACCCCTTGGACCCACACAATAATTATTTCCAGAGCATGGGCAATAACTTGAAGTGGTGCGAACTGGTGGTTTAGTTTTAGGACTAGTACTTCTGCTACCAGTGCTTTTATTCTGAGCTGGTTTGTTAGTTTTATAAATTACTTGTGGTTCAGAAACTCTATATTCATATGGTAGACTTTCATACTTAGGTTTATCTCTATAGATTGTTTCTGGCTCTGCAATAGGCTTTCTAAAACAACCTTCGTAATCACAAAGTAGATAAGTGCTAATCCATCTTGGTGAGGCCGTATCATTACTTATTCTTGCCCAATTCCCATAATATCCATAAATATAAATTTGATTACCACCATACAGCTTATCTATCTCATTCCCATTTGGTGCATCTTTGACTAAAATAATATCAGTATTCACCCATTTGGTTGCTATTGGACGGCTTTCATAATTATATGGTTTACTTTTCAAAACTTTATTAGGTGCTACACATCCAACCAATATTAAGCTTATGGCAAATGTAATTATAAGTTTAAACATATTTATTTTACTTCTACTTTCAAATAAGTAACTAAATTTTATAAATTTCTTTCAAACAAATCAATGTATAATTAATTTTTAATGACCTAAAACCGTGTCACAGAAATATTAGATTAATGATAAACATAGCACCCTTTAAAGTGTTATAAAAACATATTAAAAAAAGCTATGTGAAGAACAGGAATTTTTTCAACTGCTACTGTTAGATAGTTGCTAAATAAGTTAGCAAAAAATATAAGTTCAAGAACGAATATCAAAATAGTCACTATAACAACCTTCTGCATAGTGAAAACTTCATTATGTTGTTGATGAAATGCTAATAACGAATTAAATGCAACTGATATATAAAGTGAAATAAAAGCACTTATAAAGAAAACCCCTTGTACATTTAAGTAATAATTATCAGTTAAACCAATTACAACAACATTTATAATTAGAATAATATATACCAAAAAACAAATTGAAACTCGTGTATAACTTCCAAGGGGTTTATTACTCATAAAAGAATTAAAACAAATAATCATTATTACTATAATAAAAAAACAATTTATAAAAAATAAAATTTTGATATCAGAATTAGAATTATCTGTAACTTTTTTCATAAGAATAGCGATAATATTTGTAGTACCAACTAAAGTAAACTGCTTACTTACTTCATTGCTTAAGCTTATCCTAAAATCTTCTTTAGACGATTTTTTATTTTGAGATTCTACAAAACTCACTAACTCTAGATCATATCTTTCTAAAATTTTATATACTAATTCATTTAGTTCTTCTAACATATTTGAATTAATTTTATAAACTAAAAATTTTTTTCTCCAAAGATAATTGTCAAATATATTTTTTATTTTAGTTAACTCTGTTTTTGTAAGATCACAATCATTAATTTGATTCCAAGCATTGAGTATTTCAGATTGAAAAACTATTCTCCTTTCTAACTTATGGATATCAATCAGCCACACTCTCAGTCTTTCTGACTTTTGTATATTATCTTTAATAATTTTTAGTTGTAAATCGCAAGTAGTCACTCAGAATAAACTCAATAAAATTAAACCCCGCAATGCGAGGTTTTAGACGGCGGTGTTATACAAATTCGCCAACATATCACAAATATGCCATACCCTGTATATACAGTCAAGTGGATTCAATATCCTTAATTTGTTTTTCAATTTTTATAAATTTTTCAATTAAAAAGTGTGGGTATCGTGATTTTATGAAAGCTAAACCGCATTTAATGTCCTGCTGAATTTGAGCGATATAAGTATCATTGCTTTTAGCTATATCTCGCAATGACTCACCCATTACGTAATGCCACCAAATTGAACCGATCCAGTCCTGTACAACCTCATCATCTATAGATTGTAGATCAATTAATAATTTTTGGATTGCTCTCGCTTCATTGCTATTTAACTCACAGCAAACCCCTTTGCGCTTTACACACAAACGATCTATAAAATTTTCATCTTTCATGTACATTGCAAGCAATCTTTCACGCTGCTTTTGCGTAATCCGTTTTGTTGGCATTGTTTTTACAATACGTACCATTGTTTCATTATCACCATTTATCCAAGCCCCTAACTGGCGACACCATTCCTCAAAGCTGTATTTTTTCCAGTCTGTTGACTGCATAATCGTAACTGCTGCATTCATATAATCACCCTTTTAACCGTCTAATTTCTTCAATCGCCTTGCCACTTTTTACCTGTTCAGTGCTATATCTGAACACTAAATAACCCAGCTCCTGAGCTGAGTTATATTTCTCCATATCCGCTATATAACCTTTCCCCCTTGTATGTCTGCCATTGCTCCAAATACCTCCTTCAACTTCAATTAAAATCTTGGTACCAGTAATATGAAAATCAGCTCTCCATTTACGATTCTCATTGAACTGATACTCTTGTTTAAATTCGATTCCGTAAGCTCTCAAGTGCTGAATTAATGTTGCTTCACCATCACTTACAACACCTTCTTTTTTTAATGAATTACTACGCTTCGATTTTCTTTTCACCTTAGGCGCGTATCTCTTTTTATATTCAGCAATTGAGATACTTTCCACTTACGCAGCACCTCTGCTCTTGGATTTAAATCCAACGTCAGCAAGATGTGATTTCCAATTCTGGCGTTCAGTTGGATCAGCAAGTTTTGCAGCTATGCGACCAGCAAGATTTTCGTATGATTCACCTGCAGTGCTGTACTTGCTGATAACTTCAGGATGTCGAGCAAGTTTGTTTGCAAACATGTACATCTGACTTGGTGAAGCGAAAACAAGGAAATCAGGATCTAAATTAATTTGCTCAGGCTTAGATTTATTTCCGTATTTATGGCGATTTTTTAAAAGCCAGTCTGCAAAGTGGTAAATCATCAAGTCATCACAAAGATTGTTTCCAGCATTAAAAAGTTCGAAAGTTTTCTTTTCGCGCTCAAACCAACTTGCTTCGATAATTTCTTTTGGTACTACAGAAGAATCAGCTTGATCTAATTCCAAACGGAGTTTATTAAAACAAAGCCACCCATTTTTATTTTTAGATTCATTAATAGATTCTTTGAAAGATTCCGTGTCCCAACGTTGGGACTCTTTAACGGAATTGTTGGGACTGTTTAATGGAATTGTTGGAACTGTTCCATTATTGGTACTGTTCCATTGTTGGGACTCTTTAGACCCTTTAATAGTACCATTGTTGGTATTGTTTAAGTCTTGATTTTCATCACTTAACAGTACCGTTATTGGTACGGTTTCACGACCACTCACTCCCATTAATTGATATACTTTTACCTGTTTTGTACGTCCTTTTCGCTCACCTGTATCTTGAATTAATCCATCTTCTATTAACTCATCGATGATTTTCAAAACGGTTTTACGATCCATTTCGGTATCTTCAACCAATCTGGCCACACTTGGATAAGCGCAATGATCCTCACTTGCACGATCCGCAAGTGACAGCAAAACCAATTTTTTTAAAGGTTTTATACTGCCGCCTTTCTTTTGTTTTTGTCTAATTTTCCATGCCCATACAGTTGCATCAAGGCTCATAATTCACCGACCTTAGGCTTTACGTAGCCACCAAATGAAATGACCTGTTCAGCCTTGATCAAGCTCGTAATAACCTGATGTGATAACCAAATCGTGATCTTGAATCGATAAGCCATCTTTTGGGTCAATTCTTCCTTGGTTACAGCTGCATTCTCTTCGTTGTAACCACGCATTCTTAGATTGCCTTTTTTGATGTCATGAATATGGTTCAACAAAAGCAAAGTTGGTTCATAAAATGATTGGATTTCCTGAGTCTGCTTATGCTCAGGTTTAATTTGAAAATGGCTATTCATGAAACCTCCGCGACTGCTTGTTCAGCTTCGGTTAAACGGCGATTGGCTTGGATTTCTGCAATTGATGCTGTGCGAATTTCATTTGCAAAAACATGCAGCAAATAACTTTTAGACTCAATTTCGTACATATCAAGATTTGAGTGAAACTCTTCAACACTGAATAATTCCTCTGAATCTGTCGTGTAGTGTGGCTTTGTGAGAACCACAACATCACCCAGCAGAAAATCAGCATTAATGTTGTTTGTGTTTTGGTGTTGTGCTAAATTTGATTTCATATTCATTGGTCCCATAATTGATGAATTAGAAGCCTGATTTCTGAGATCAGGCTTTTTTATTGTCTAAAACTTGAAGTGGAAATTTGACCTGACTATCCCCGTCATTCCCGTCACCGACCACTATCTCCCGCATCCGCTCATTTCTTTTGATTCGCTCAAGCCCTAAATTGACGATATGCCATTCACCAACAATGGCTTTTTCGAAGAGGATCGAAGCTTGTCTACTCATTTCCATACCGTAATACGCAGAAATATCTCGAAGTTTGTCCATAATTTCAGGGTCGTGCTTAGTGCGAAGATCTTCTTTTTCAAGACTCATAATTGTTCCTATGCAATTAAAGATTGGAATTTTTTTAAAGATGAACAAAGTTCGGCAGCTTTAAATTTCCCACTTGTGGCTTTTTCGGCTCGGATAGCAACATCTACAGACATGTTCCAACGCCCTGAAACATAGCCACTAATATTTGATTGACTTACCTCTAAGGCTTTAGCAGCAAGATCTTGGCTGCCAAAATGCTCTACTAGTTGTATGTATAAGGCTTGCATTAGCATTCTCTTATTAAATTATAAGTAACAAGATAGATAATATTAGCATACTAATAAATAGTCAATAAGTATTCTTATTTGATTTCATATTAGTTGCCTAATATTATTTTCATAACTAATGTGAGTTTTTAAAATGCTTAAAGATAGACTTAAAGAAGCCAGAAAGAACGCTAAGAAGTCTCAGGCTGATGTGGCTGAAGCTATTAAAATTACACAATCAGCATATAGTCAGTTAGAGACAGGACGTGTTGACTCTTCTACTCACCTTCCTGCTATAGCTAAATTTTTAGGTGTAGATGCTTATTGGTTGCAAACAGGTGTGGGATCTTCAACTGTAGGAAAGCAGGATTCAAATTTTACTAATGTTGTAATCAATGAAAGCCCACTTTATAAAATTCCAATCCTTGATTTTGTTCAAGCGGGGATATTTCATGAATCAGGGTATGATGGGATTAATCCAAAGGGTGAAACTTATACAACTTATCGCAGTTGTCGTCCAGATAGTGTTTTTTCCCTTGAAGTTTCAGGATTAAGCATGTCTCCAGAATTTATGCCAGGTGATAAATTAGTAATTGACTCTGCAAAAGAACCTTATCCAGGCTGTTATGTTATTGCTCAAAATGGTAGCCATGAAGCAACTTTTAAAAAATATCGAGCAATTGGTTACGATGATCATGGTCGTGAAACTTTTGAATTAGTTCCACTAAATTCAGACTTTCCTACCATGAATTCAATACAACATGAGATTCGAATCATTGGAGTTGTTGTTGAGCACCTGAGATCGTTTGGAAAGTAGATAAGGATTTAAGAACATTGAGAAAAAATTTTCTATTGTGCGCACTAATGCTTGTAACTACTTTATCTCAGGCAGAAACATGGAAAAAGATTTATATTCCAATTAATAAAAATTATATTCAAGAAATATTTATTAATGAAAAATTTAAATTACTTTCAAATGGAAGGATTAGAGTAAGCTTCAAAGAATATGTTGGCTTTGTAGGTTCTTATGACTTACATCAGGTTGAAATTGATTGTAAAAAAAATGATGTTACTGATCTTGGCGGTCAACTTTTTGACAAAAATGGAAAATTAACAAAGTTTGATATAGCTAAAAAATCTAAAATTAATTTAAAAACAGATACTACATATAAGTTTATTTTTAATGAGGCTTGTAATCTTAGATAGGATTAGCTTCTTAGGGTTTAAAACTGGACCAAATAATATTCCTTCCAATGACAATATGAACCCTAAAATTATCAGAAAGACATGACATATATACAAATTTGACTTATCTCACCCTGCCTCATGCGGGGTTTTATTTTATGGATCAATAAACAAAAAAATAAAAACGCTAATAAATATATTAGCAAACTTATTGACTGTTAATATTAGTATGCTAATATTTATCTCATACAAAAACAAAACCCCCGAAGCCGACCAAAGCTATTCGAGGGTTTCTACTCAAAGAGTGAGATAAGTATGAACACAAAACCGCATTCAATCAATCCCGTTGTTACACATCGTGTACAGCCATTCAGCTTTATCAAAGTTGCAGCAATAAGTGGTTTATTCACAGTAGGTGCTATCGGTCTTACATATGATCAAAAAGCTACTGAATATAAACCTGCAGTAGTAGTTCCTAACACTGCCCCTTCTTCATATAGCATTCAAGCTTTAAAGGTCACTTCTGATTCATCAGGCATGGCCGTTGTTAAACTTGATAGCTTCTTACTTAAAGTTAGCTTTGATTTTGAATCTCATCCAGATAGCTACGGCGTACCTGGTTCAGAATTCACAACTGTTGATATTACAAACTTGGCAATTGAGAAAATCACGGACGTAAATGGTCAAGAATGGAATGACTTTACTGACTACAACGATCACCGAATGATTAATCAAATTATTGTCGGATATATCGAACGTAATAAATTAGTGGAGGCAATCTAATGAATACATCTACTCCTAAAAAATCAGAATTCATTAGTGATGAAAACGGCGAATTCCGTATGCGTATTTATTCATCTGAATACATTCAAAAAAATGGTGAAATTTACCGTGTAAGCAAATCAGGCTATTTGTTTCTTATCGAATTCGCAGAGCACTTAGAGAAACCTTGGATTAGCCTTAATTTTGAACGTGAGCGCAAATTCCAAAAACGTAAAGCGTTAGCAATCGGTCTTCAAAATTCAAATATTCCCTCTTACGAACGTCGCGCATATAAAAAGCGTATGGGCTGGACTGGAGCTTAATCATGACTAATTCAAATAATACAAACATGGATCTTTGGAATTCTTTAAGCATCACAGATCCAAAGAAAGTTAAACCGATTACAGGTAAATCTTATAAAGGCTCATCACCTCAACCGTATTGGTTAGTTCAACGAGCTACCGAGACTTTTGGCCCTTGTGGCCAAGGTTGGGGAATTGAAATAGTTCAACAAGGTTTTCAGCAATGTAATGCCGAAACAATGATGCATTATGCGACAGTCCGCGTTTGGTATATGCAAGAAGGTAAAAAGTGTTCAGTGGAACATATGGGCGGAACAATGGCCATGTATAAAACCAGTACAGGCAAAATGATATACGACGAGGATGCTCCTAAAAAATCAGTCACAGATGCAATGGTGAAGGCGCTTAGTTTTATTGGTTTTGCTGGTGATATTTTCTCAGGTATTTGGGATGATTGGAAATATCAAGAAATGGCTGCAGCACATTATAATGAGCAAAAACAACAGCCCTCTCAAAATCAAAATAATCAGCAAAACTCGAGACAGGCTCAACAACCGAATCGCAATCAAAATAATCAAGCTAGTGGCCAGCAACAAAAGCCATTGGCTCAGCGTTTTAACGATGCTCTAAACGCTATTAAAGATGCGAAAAATCCTCAAACCCTTGATAAAGCAATTAACACATTCAAAGGTACTCAATACGAGTCAGGTATATCAAAAGCCTGCCGTGCTCGAGCAGATCAAATGGGATGGAATGAAGCACCACCGATAAACCAAGTTCAACAACAAAATCAAATGCAGCATTGAGGAAAATAAAAAATGAACATTTTAAATGGAAATGAAGCTTTCGCAGCATTAATTGCTGGTAAAAATATCATGTGCCGTGCTGTAGGCGAGTTGATGGTATTTGACGATCTTGATCAATTCCCAGCTACTGTTTTTGCTATGCAGAATTATGAGTTTTGTATCAAGATTGATGAAATTACAATTAATGGATACACATTCTTAAAACCTTATTCTCTAGAAGAACTTTCAGAAGGACAAGATGTGTTTTTACTGGGTAATACTGGAAGTATTGTTAAAGGACAATTTATTCCTGAATATGAAGAACTCGTATTAGCAGTAAAAAATGGTTCGGTACAGCGTGACTTTGAAAGTGCCCAAAATCAAGCTAAAGCTATGCAAAGCTTACTTGGTATAAATAATGATTTAGTCTTAAAAGTTGTTAATTTTCAAGAATTCATGAAACCTGAAGCTAAACCCAAAAAAACTACACGTAAAAAAGCTGAGTCAAGTAGTGAAGTAGCTCAAGGCGTTGTTAAAGAGCCAACGACTGAAAGTCGTAAAGGATTCACTATTCAAGAAGTTTCAGAAATTGAAACAGATCCTACCTTAATAATTGATAAATTTGCAGCGCAAATTGCAAACTGTACTACGACAGAAGCTGTTCTTTTGTTACGCCCAGTGTTTTTTGCCAATGGTCATCTAGAGCGTGAACATACTCAACATCTTTGTAAGCTAACAGAGGATAAGTTGATAGAGCTTGATCCTGAACAATATACGCCAAAATTAACAAGCTTGGACAATCAAATTTATATAGATGGGATTAACTCTTGTGAGTCTGAGCAAGAAATTGAAATCACTTTAAGGGATCTTGATTCTCAAGGGTTTTCAGCAGAACAATTACTCGAAATTACGATGGCCAAAGAAAGCAAATTGGCGGAATTTAGCCAGCCTATCACAATCGTTTCTCAGGAAATATTGACCACCACAGAAGATTCATTAATTGCAGATGATAATTCTCCTGCATTGCATCCATATCAATCGGTTCTTGATGAGTTGATAGAACGTTTAAAGATAGTTAAGACTCCTAAAGAAGCAAACGCCCTATACAAATACACAATGAATTGGACTGAAGAAGAACGCAAGCCAGTTATGGATGCTATCCATAAACGTTTAGCTGAATTTAACCCACCAGAGAAATCCCAATCATCATTAATGGTAAGGATTCAAGAAGCAAAAACTTTGATTGAACTTACAAAACTTGAAGATGAAATAAGCGAATGTGATCCTCAAATTCAGGAAAGTTTAATGAGCTTTGTAAGTCAACGGCGTTCAGACCTCATGATGAAAACTGACATACCATGGGAAGCTAAAAATTGAAAACTGTAGTTAAAACCAAAAACTTAAGAGCTTTTCAAATTTGGTTGGAAAAGCTTGGATATGAAGTTAAAAATCTCAAATTTAAAGGTTTCACGGCGCGCATTAGCGACCGTGGAATCAAAAAGAAACATCACTATGTATTGGTAACTGATGGCTTAAATGGGAATACAGCAGCTTTTGAATTAGGTAAGGAATTTGAGGAGCACTTATCTTCACCAGATATAACTTTGAGGACTAAACATGGAAGGGTTTCTAATGTTGCTTGAAGTGACGATTTTATTAAATGGGTTCGTAATTATTAATTTAGATTTATGGTGGATGTAATGGATATAGCAAGTTTAAAACTTGAAGGAACACCCGCTGAAGTTGCAGAACAACTGTTCCAGCAAATGATTGGGCCTATGTTTGAGCATCTAAAAAAGACAGATCCACAAATGGCAATTGAATTTGGATTTTGCATAGCTGGTAATGCGATCGCTAGTTATATGAACAGTCTTGATGATGTTAATCAAGCTGAAAGGTTAATTATAAAGTCTACTCTTTCTATGGCTAATGATATTAAACGCTCTAGAAAGAAAATTTGCTGAGGTGTAAATATGGAAAAATATCTAACATCAAATAGTGTGTGTGAAATGTTTCATATTTCAAAACGCACCTTAAATAGATGGCAAGAAAAAACACCATGGGGTGTTCCATTCCCTGCCCCTGCATTTGGTTCGGATGGTGGAACAATGAAAAGATATCTTACAACTGAAGTAATAGCATGGGAAGAAAAGTGCCAAGTTTCTGAACCTGTTAAAAAGGCTATATAA